TAACTCTATGCCACACAAAACTAGGAAATACAATAATAGATCCTTTTGGTAATATTTCTTTACATTGTATTCTATGTTTTGATTCGTCTCGCATATGTGGATCATAATTTCTAAAATCAAACTCTAATTCACCACCTGTGTATTCTGATCCATCTGTTAGCTGACAGGTCATCGATAGTTTTCTAATCTTACCATGCTCTGGTGTATTTGGTTTATCATAAGGTTTATCCCAACCATCACAATGCCAATCATAATATTGATTTAATTTATATTTTGTAAATTGACAAGATTCAGATCTTTCCCAATCAAAATTCCAACCAGCAGCTCTATTTGCTTCGTGTACATAGGGGTGTAATTCTTTATATATCCAGGTATCATTAAGCCATACTAAATCAGATTTTCTTTTACGCTGCATATTTTTAACCTCATCCTCTTTTAATTTTCTATCTCCATATCCACCAGTTCTAGCCATAACTTCTTTTTGTGCATTTGCATATTGTATTACTTCATCACAGAATTTAGGTGTCAACGCACCACTAAAATACCAATAATAATTAGATATATTCATATGTTATAGTTTGCACAAAATTTAAACTATCCTTTTGATTATTTGTTAAGTAATACATATTAGTTGATGGAAACATAATAAACATATTGTTTTTAAGTGGTATATCCCAAGATCTTCCTTTACGTCTATTATCTTCAAAGTGTATTCTGACCATACAATCTTTGACTTTTACACCATACAATAATGTAAAATCTGGTGAGTTACGTAAATCCACTGGATCTATATTTAATAACGGAATTGTAGTCTCGTTAGGTTTATAGATGTTACCCCACGTTTCTTTGTTAACTAAATTAAAACCATAATCAAGACCAACGTGATCTCGCATATAGGTATTTAACATATCCCAAGTTCTTGAGAATGGAAATTTTTTGTTTTGAATTTGTGATTGTAAGATGTCACCTGATAATTTATCTCGATCAATGTCCCAATTTTTAGGCATTGCCACATCACCATAATATAATGCTATTTCAGATAATACTTTCTTTTGCATACCACATACCTTTGTAATTTAATCTGATAGGCCTGTCAAGTCCCAAGACTGGCTCTCTTCATTCCATATATAATGTTGCAGATTTGTTTGTTGTTCTTCTGTTAATGCAGGAGGATCTCCAATTGGGGATTGCCATCTAGCTTCAGTTGTATTTTTTACCCAAGAAGCGTAAGGTTTTTTAGGCCAAAAAATCTGATTATCTTCATCCCATTCAAAACCTATACCTGCGTAGTTACCTCTTAAAGGTGTCCCACCTAATTTGTGTTGTCCGCCTTGTGTATTGTAAGATGTTTGAATCCACATCTGTGCAGGCCAATTATTGTGTAATTCTAAATATTGTTGACCTACTGTTTCATCTTCAACACCATCAGCATTTAACATATCTTTATTATCTAAAGTTAATACTGATATAACTTTTCCGTTAGCTCCTAGTTTTGCAAAGTGTGCCATAATGTTTCTCCTTATATATTAATTTTAATTATCATTCAACTATTGAAATACATACCTTATTATTACTATACCACTACCACCATTTGAACCAGTAGATGGAAAGGGACTATGTGTTGGACCAGCTGACCCACCACCACCGCCACCGCCAGTGTTATCAGTTCCGTTTGTTCCTGTTACTCCACCAGGAGAAGGGGCCGTAGATCCACCAGTTCCTCCACCACCAGTTCCACCAGCTCCACCACCTCCTTCGGTGGTCGCTGCAGAGTATCCTCCACCACCGCCACCACCAGCATAGGCTACTGGAGAACCTGTAATATTTGTTGTAGCACCAGCTCCACCATCTCCTGCAGGTGCAGGAGTTGCACCTGGACTTGTCGCTCCAACCGCAGTAGCTCCACCGCCACCACCTCCTCTATCGTTAGTAGGGTTTGTTACTTGCATTCCATCTCCGCCATCCTTGCCTTGTGGTGGACTTACTGGAGGTGTATTTCCTGTTCCTCCAGGTGCTGCTGGGCCTGGACTAGGGGTATCTTGTTTTCTACCACCTGCACCTCCACCTGAACCACCAGGATTCCCTTGTAAAAAGGGTGTTGCACCAGGATTATTAGGAGAGTTTCCTCTTCCACCAAATCCTCCTCCTATTGATGTAATTGTTGAAAAAACTGAATTTGCGCCATTAGTTGCAGCAACGTAAGGATTATTATATTGAGAATCACCTACTCCTGCTGTACCACCTCCTCCAACTGTTATTGGAAAAGCTTGTGCTGAAACTATTACTGCTGTTCCACCTGGGTTACCATTTAATGGACTTGCTGTGTAAGAATCTGCTGGACCTTTATATTCTCTGAAACCACCAGCTCCACCTCCACCTGATCCCTCTTGATTTGATGTTCCACCACCACCAGCTACCACTAGGTATGAAACTTCATTATTAGCTGATTGTGCTGAGGCTGCAGATACACAAAATGTTCCAGGACCTGTAAATGTATGAATTTTAAAATTACCGCAAGTTGTTATTGTACCACCTGTTGCTGAAATAAAAGTTTGTCCAGTTTGAGAAGATTCTGTTTCTTGAACATTAATCCAACCTTTTGTTGAATCTACATATACAAAAGTTGCTGCTTGACCATTAACACTTAATCTTGCACTTGAAGCAATACCACCAATTTTTTCAGAACCATTAGGGCTAATAATTAAATTATGTGTTGCAAAATTTCTTGCGTAATCAGAAACTGCAACTATTGCTCCAGCGGAACCTGCAGGTAAATTTACTGTTATAGAACTTCCTGAATTAATAAAATAACCTTCACCACTTGCTGCAGTAAAAGTGCTTGTCTTTGGAGTTGTTTGCCAATCTACACTACCTGATCTTCCAAATCCTGTTTGAGTAGCTCCAGATGCTAAAGTAACAGCTGTACCACAACCACCTAAAGTTAGGGTCGAACCATTTCTTTTATCTATTTCATTTACTTTTATTTTACTCATAATCTACCTATTGAAACCTATATCTTATTATTACTATTCCACTACCACCAGTTGCGCCAGTTTTAGCATTCGAACCTGATGCTCCACCACCACCACCTGTATTGTCACCTCCTGCTCCACCATCACCTGAAGATGCATTTGCACCTGAGTTCAAAGCACTACCACCTCCTGTGCCTTGTGCACCACTTGGCATAGATCCACCACCTCCGCCACCACCTAGTCCACCATTTCCTCCTTGTCTACTTGATTCACTTCCTCCTCCACCACCACCTGACCAATAATGTCCTGTGCCATTTATATTAACTTGTAATCCAACACCTCCATTACCTGCTTGTGGTGGTCCTGAATCTGCACCGACTGCACCAGCTCCTCCACCTCCACCACCAGCAAATATAGAAGGACCTCCATCTCCACCAGTATTCCCTTGATTAGGAGTTGTTGGGGGCGTATTTCCTGCACCACCTGTTCCACATTGACTTCCACCACCACCACCTGAACCACCTGCAAGACCTAACCAT